CTAATGAGGTCCACAATTCTCCGCCCCAAGTATGCCCGCCATCCCGGCTTATCTGCAACATGACCTGCGGATCGCTGCCTTGGCCGGATGTTATGCCGACGCCTCCCTCCATATCGATGCGCAGCCTCGAGATGATCGTCTTGTTGAGGCTCCTAGCGTCCCAGACGTGAGGGCCGATCAATTCGCGTTCGATGGGAAACCCGTTGTCCGAATAGACTTGGTCATCAAGGACGTAAATATTGCCATTTTCGTGATCCGATACCAGCACGAGACCATTGAAGGCTAGGCCGAAAAGCGCCATGTGGCGTTCATGCCCGTATGTCTTCAGCCTGCTCCAGGTGCCCACTGTGGCGTCGTAAAGCCATGTCTCATTGTCCGCCTGGAAGGTGATCTGGTAGAAATCCTTTCCATTCATAACGTAGCTGAATGCTACGGAATCGGCAGGCGCAGCATAATGGTTGATGTTGTACGCCAACTCAGGCGGTGAAATGACCTCGGTTTGATAGCCATTGATTCGCATGATGGAATAGCCGCCGCGCCGCGTTTTGGCGAGGAAGGTGATAAATCCGCCACACCTAGCTAGCGTCCATTTCGAGGCCAAGCCCACTTCGTTCGACGAACCGGTGATTTTTGCGAATGGGAAATCGAGTGCGCCTGAATCTTGCCAAAACTCAATGCTTACCTCTCCAAGCAGAATCAAAAGCCCATCGTTTGCGACTACGGAGACGAGGTTATCTGGATTGCTTTCAGCGGTTGCATACCAGAGACCATTCCAAGATAAGCCGTTATAGAGGTCTGAAACCCAAAATTGCCCCGTATTTATTCGATTGACGATGAAATAGCCATCGAGAAATGTACAGGTATCGGCTGCGGGAAAGTCTACGTCCGTGATCGTGGTAAAAGTCGTGGTGCCTGGCGTATAGACATATCCTTTGGATCCATCGACGATTAGAAGCTGCGTACCATTGTCGCTGAGAGAGACGAAGCTCGATAACGAAGCGAGTGCGCCTCTATTTGTCACCGCAACTGCGGGCGTGATCTCGTATAGATATCCGCCAACGACAACAAACAAGAGATTAACAGATTGCATCCAGCGCCAGCCCCTGACGGGCAGATTGCCAAATGAATAGAAAAGCGTAGTGCCTGGAGTGCCGTATGCAGCAACGCGCGTTTTGTCGCCTTCTGGTTGCACGTCGAGAAGAAGATTAAGCCGTTTTTGGGCCGTGACGTTTGGAGATCGTCCTTGAATTCCTAGTCCCAAGATTGGAATAGTTGCCATTGCTTCATTCTATTTCAGCCGTTTCAACCGATAAAGAATCGCGTAAATCTTGCCGTGGCAGTCCTGCACGATATTAGACAACCATGCTACGCCTTTCGATGCGTCATCCAGCATTGCCAGTACTTGGCAGATTTGCTCTGTCTCACGAATGGCATTTTCCGGAGCCGTGAACATCATCACAACGTCTTCATTAGAGGACTTCGGAACAAACCCTGCGCCTTGCGCCGCTTCTGATATCCTGTCGGCGCAATCGTGGGCCTCTTCGTAAAGATGTCCCAGTGCTTTATGCGCCGAATAGGATTGCGTCGTCAAATGCCAATGATGGGCCTTAGCCGCTAGCAGCAAAAGCGCCTTGACCGTTTGATCGATCAATTGTTCTGGCAGTCTCATTTCTTCTTCTTCCGGGACAAGCCCGCCTTTGAAAGCGCAATGGCCACGGCCTGCTTTTGCGGCTTACCTGCTCCCATTTCGGTTTTGATATTTTCTGAAACGACTTTGCGGGATTTACCCTTTTTTAATGGCATATTGGCCTCGCTTAGCCAAAAGTGTCGCTGTAAGGATTATATCTAAAGCCACGCCCGCGCCCGATCTTGACCAATGCAGGATCGATGAGCGGAATAGTCGCCTTGTAGTTGATGTTTTTGATCTTCTGAATCGATTGTCGCGCGATTGCAACAACATCTGCGCCAGCCGATATTTGATATTCTGGCGCAAGCTCCAAGGCCAGATTGTAGCGTAATGCACGCAAATAGCCTGGCCTCAAGCTCAGTGTATCGGCCTGATCCGTATATTGTGCGAATGGCTTGTAGGACTCAAAGTTGATGGTCGCGCTGCCCGGCACTGGGTAAAGATAGACATTCGCCAGCGGATGATTCATGTCTACGTAGAAGATTTGCGGGTAATTCGTCACTAGCCCCTTGAGCGCGACGGCTTCATAAACATCGAAGCTGACTTGCTGGATGAAAATATCGACGCTCGGACTCGAGCCGATATGCAACGATGCTGCCAGAACCTGAATAGGATGGGAAGAGGCAAAGTCTCCAGTCGCTCCCCATGTGTGAGGATTATGACCTGGAATTAACGGAAAACTTTCGCGTACGACTTCATTTTGAAGCAGTCCCTCGTTGCTCCATCCATCCAGCATTTGATTGAGGGAAACAAGTCCGCTGTTCATCTCATCGGCCGATAACGTCACGTCGGCAGAATTAACTTGCAGGAGCCGCAATGCGCCTCTTATCAGGTCGCCCGCCGTGGTTGCCATTATTTGCCTTTGCCTTTCTTCAAGACTTTATCGGCCTTCGCGTCAATCCTTTCCTTTGTTGATTCGCTGATGATCCCACGCTTTTCCATCTGCGATGCGCGGGCCTTCGCGTTCCGGGCATGTGCTTTATCCTCGACCGGATAACTGCGATCCGGGCCTGCAAATTGACTGGGTTTTAGCGCCTTGCGTTGTTTCGTCGTTAATTTGGCCATTTAGCTTGCTCCGGTTTATCGTTGCAGATTGCATTTTCCCATTGGCGTTTGATCGCCGCATCGTCGCGCGCTATCCATTGTAAGTTGCTTACCATATCGGGGCCACCATTGCACAATGGGATAATGTGTTTTTTTTCCCATCCCGGGCATCGTCCCGTATGTGACCCGGTAGAAGGGCATGGGTGAAGACGTTGAAATCGGCTCAGTACTTCCTTGCTCCAAGTCGCCTTGGCATCCAAGCCTAAAGAAAAAGAAAGCGTCCATGACATCGTGAGAAGGACCAAAAAAATCTTGATCATGGACGCCTCCAGAAAGAATGCGCTTCCTTGCGCTCGGGGTGGAGCTAATTATCGACCGTAATACGGCGCGAAGCGAACCGCCCAAAACTGGGTAGAGGTCGCGGGCGGGGTTACGGACACGCTGCTCGTGTTGGTCCAAACCAGCGTAGCCGTATTGGCCGCAGTCACATAAAAATCAGTCAAGACCAAACCAGCTGGCAAGGATGCCGCTACTGCATCATCATAGGCCACTGCGACTTGAGTATCAGTCGTGGCGAGGCCGGTAAAGGTTTTGCTGTCGCTGATGCTCGCTCCGGCCGCAATTGCAGTGCCGCCGTTGATTTGGTAGGTCGCACTGATATTAAGGGTCTGGATCGGCAAAAGCCCGCGCATACCAAGAGTTGTGGAAATATTTGGTGCTGCCATTTTCGTATCTCCTTAGTTGGTGACGCGCACGGCCATTTCGGGATAGGTCGCCTGAACGCCCCAAAGCACATCCAGCCTGAGCACTAACTGATCAGTGCCGGGCAGATACGTTTTGAGTGCGCGCATGCTCATACCTTCCCAATTCGCCCTGGACGAACTAGCGCCATCCTGAACTAGTTCAAGATCGGCGGTCGCGAGCGTAAATGCGCTCGGATGGAAAGCCAAGTTCTGCTGTACCTGCTGGCCCGCCGTTACTGTGGGAGCCGTGATCGTTGCGCCCGATGCAATGGTATTGGTCGCGGAATAGGCGTTCTGGAACTGACCCGAAAACACAGGTGCCGGCCAGATATTCATGGTCACGGCATTCGTGCCGTTGAACGTAAAATTACTGGTCAGCACAAACTGTTTGAGCGTTCCGGTACTAGCACGAGTCTGCGGGTTGACCTCGAAAACACCCGAAAAGGTGATTGGCGTTCCTGCGGTCAAAGTAACTGTGGACGCACCCGCCGCTTGTGCCGTGATGGCATAAGAAGCCGTGCGATCAGTTCCTGGGCCGGTATTACCGGAATAAGCTGCCGATGTGCTGGCCGCCGAGGACGTGCCTTGAACATAGGTTCCATAGGTGTGCGTCGGCACGTTAGCCGTAGCGGCAAAGTTGAAGCCCAAAATGTTGTCGCCCATTGCGCCGCGCGAGAAGATCCGCGAGATCGTGCCGGCAGGGTTAAACAAGTTGGTGAACAGCGAAACCAGATAGGTCTGCGCGGTCGGAGACACAATGAAAGACAAATCATCCGTATCGG